TAGTACTATCAACCCATGTATAGGACAAAACCAAGTAAAGGTTCAATTAATGGAAGACAAAATTAACAAATTACGCAATATTCCTCAACCGGTTCAACGTACCAGCGAATGGTACACGTTTAGACATAACCTAATCACAGCAAGTAACGCTCACAAGGCATTTGATTCTAAATCATCTATAAATCAACTCATTTACGAAAAGTGCCAACCGGTAAAATCAGGTAATCAAAATGAAGAGATTAAAATGACTAATCTAAATACTCCATTACACTGGGGGCAAAAATATGAGCCCCTATCGGTTATGTTATATGAACATTTATACAACACCAAAGTGGAAGATTTTGGTTGTTTACCACATGCCCAATACTCATTTATTGGCGCCTCACCAGACGGTATTATCGTAAACCAAGAGTCTGATAGGTTTGGGCGCATGTTGGAGATTAAAAACGTAGTAAGTCGTGAAATAACTGGCATACCTAAAAAGGAATATTGGGTACAAATGCAGCTACAAATGGAAGTATGTGATTTAGATGAGTGCGACTTTTTGGAGACAAAATTTGTAGAATATACGGATTCTATTCATTATGAAGAAGACACTAACACACTTATAAAAAAAGGCATTATTATGTATTTTAACACACACGATTTGAAACCTTTTTACGTGTATAAACCATTGAATATAATAAATCAAGTAGATGTTGACTTGTGGATGGAAAATACCATGAAATTACATCATGGTAAAAACATGTCATGGATTACAAACATTTATTGGAAATTAGATAAGCTTAGTTGCGTATTGGTGCTAAGAAATAAGGAATGGTTTAAAAACAATGTTGCACAACTTGAAAATGTATGGAACATGATTAAACATGATAGGATTCATGGATTTGAACATAGAGCCCCAGCTAAACGAGTCGCCAAAACAAGCGCTCAAAAACCCTATGTAAGTGGGTCAGGGTGTTTGCTGCAGGTTATTAAGATTAATACCGAAACATTACACGACATAGCTCTATAGTATAACTTTACAAACATATCCATGAATTTAGAATAATTTACATAATTAGCGTTTAATATGATATATACATACACACATATATATATATATATAATATTATATGTATAAAGTAATATCATTCGGACATAGATGTTCATCAGCGTCTTTTATAAAATTATTGGATTTAAAAACGGAGTCTTATCCTTTTGATTGGATAGTTTCAAAATTAGATGTTATACAAAATTGTATAGAAACTAATTTTGTTAATTTTTTAAATGTAAATAATTATGTCGCAACAAATACAGAAACCTACAATATGATAGACAATACAAAACACCATATATGCCATGAAAATATACAAGTTAACGTATTTTATGAAACTAATAATAATAATAATAATATATCAACTTATAATTATAAATTAGCTCTAACTCATCACAATTTAAATAATGCGACTGATTATGAATATTATCAAAGATGTATAGTTCGTTTGTATGAATTGTTTGAAATGGATATACGTAAATATTACATACATTTTTATCCTATTATTGGAATTAACGAGTATCAACACACTAAAGACCAAATATTAACTGAATTTGATAATTTTAATCAATTTATTATAACAAAAACAAAGAATATTTTTGGAATATATTTTATATTAATTAACCACAGTGAAAATGTGAAAAGTATTAAAATCCAAGAAACCGATGATTATATTGTGTTTATATTATTTTGTAATGCTAATTTTTTGGATGGAGGAGGTACCTTTTCGGGAAATTACCATTCGGAACAAGCAGAAGTCTTTAACATATTAAAAAACATATTTATATAAATCATTACACACATATGTTGTTATTTACACGTGTAAACTAATATAATACATTCGTAACATCATCCTTTATCGGCAGCAAATTTGCGCTTGTCGAAAAATACCCAACTCGAGTTCCACAATTATTATTTACAGGTGGTAACGGAGTAATATAATTGGTGTGTAGATATTTGTCTTTATACAATGCCCCACACATACTTGCTGGCATGCAGTTTCCTATATCTGGATTATATGAATATCTTATGTTGTTTGTAATCTGTGCGTATGACCCCAATTTAAATGTAGGATAATGCCACCATATATTACTTGCTTGATTTTCGGTAATGCCATTTTTACCTGTTATGGGATATATATCTTGCACAAGCGCATTTGTTGTTGCGCCAGGATAATCACCCGCCGAGTCTTCTAAAGTATTATTTGAATACCCTTCGCGTGGTAATATTTTTGAAAAATATATAGCTAAAATAATTAATACACAAAATATACATACAAATGCTATTGATTTGCTCATTATGTGTTTATATATTTATATAGTTATATATTTTTTATTTTTTATTACAAAAGTTGTTTTATTATAAAAGTTGTTTTATAGAATCGATTTAAAATGATTTGATTAAATAACATAATACAATGGGAGATAACAATCAAATGGGAGATAACAATCAAATGGGAGATAATAATCAAATGGGAGATAATAATCAAATGGGAGATAACAATCAAATGGGAGATAACAATCAAATGGGAGATAACAATGAAATGAAAGTGATGAAGCGTAGCGGACAATTCGAAAACATGTCATTTGATAAGATATTGTCCCGCATTAAAACATTAGGAAATGAGGCAAATGTTCAAATTAACTATTCATTGTTGTCCATGAAGGTGATTGAACAATTGTATGATAAGATTGAAACCTCCAAAATTGATGAACTAGCCGCAGAGCAGTGTGCCGCCATGTCCACTATTCACCCGGACTACGGCACACTTGCTTCCAGAATTGTTATATCGAATCATCAAAAAAACACAGATAACTCCTTCGTGCGTGTAATTACCCGTTTGTACGAATTTAAAGATGTAAATGGTATCATCAAACCTTTAATATCTGAAAAATTATGGCAATTTGTTCAAACCCATTCTAAAATACTGGATAAAATAGTACAAAATAACCGCGATTATTTAATTGACTATTTTGGGTTTAAAACGCTGGAACGTTCTTATTTATTTCGTATTCATGATATTATTGTGGAGAGAATTCAATATATGTGGTTACGTGTGTCGATAGGTATTCATATAAACGCCGACGCTCAAAATGCGCTTCAATTAGTTAGAGAAACATATAATTTAATGTCTCTTAAATATTTCACCCACGCGACACCTACATTATTTAATGCTGGCACCCCAAGACCTCAATTATCAAGTTGCTATTTGATTGCAATGGAATCGGATAGTCTTGAAGGCATTTTTGCTACATTAACCGATTGCGCCAAAATATCGAAGTGGGCAGGCGGTATTGGACTTCATATACATAATATTCGAGCAAATAGAAGTCGAATTAATGGTACAAATGGCATGTCTAATGGTATTGTACCGATGTTGCGCGTGTTTAATAATACTGCTCGCTATATAGACCAAGGTGGCAAGCGAAATGGGTCCTTTGCAATTTATTTGGAGCCGTGGCACGCTGATATCGAGGATTTTCTTGAAATGCGTAAAAATCATGGCGATGAAGAAATGAAAGGTCGGGATTTGTTTTACGCATTATGGATGAATGATTTGTTTATGGAACGGGTTAAAGATAGCGGCAAGTGGAGTTTGTTTTGTCCGCATGAGTGTCCAGGATTATCTGACGTTTGCGGTGATGATTTTATGAAATTATATACAAAATATGAACAGGACGGCAAATCCCGTAAGACTATGAACGCGCGCGATTTATGGTTTAAAATTTTAGACGCACAAATGGAGACAGGCACTCCTTATTTGCTATATAAAGACGCGGCAAATAAAAAGTCGAATCAGCAAAATTTAGGCACCATTAAATCAAGTAATTTATGCTGCGAAATTATGGAATATTCAGACGCAAATGAAACGGCTGTTTGTAATCTAGCATCTATTGCGCTACCAATGTTTGTAAATAACAAAACAAAACAGTTTGACTACGAACACCTACATACGATTGTTAAGGTGGTTACTAATAATTTAAATGAAGTCATAGACGTTAATTTTTATCCAACAGACAAAACCCGGCGAAGCAACATGAAGCACCGACCTATCGGTATAGGAGTTCAAGGGTTAGCTGATACATTTATGTTGATGGATATTCCGTTTCATTCAGACGAAGCAAAAGAAATCAATAAATTCATTTTTGAAACCATTTATCATGCGGCGCTTGAAAAAAGCAATGAAATAGCTATGGATCGTCGTGAACAAATTATGCGCTTATTGAGTGACGACGCTAGAAGTGGTTATCTTGATTTTGTAAATGAATTTGAAATGATACTATATAGTACCAAAGACCCTAATATTCATTTATGCGGTTCATATAGTTCTTTTATCGGCTCGCCAATGTCACAAGGCATATTTCAATTTGATATGTGGAATGTTGTACCAAGCGACCGTTACGATTGGGCCCGTCTTAAACAATCTATTATAGACAACGGAATACGTAATTCTTTATTGGTAGCACCTATGCCAACCGCGAGCACATCGCAAATATTGGGATTTAATGAATGCTTTGAACCCTTTACAAGTAATATATATTCGCGGCGTACGCTGGCGGGGGAATTTATCGTTGTAAATAAATATTTAATAAATGAATTGATTGAACTGCATTTATGGAATGAAGATATAAAAAATAATATTATTGCAAACAAAGGTTCTGTGCAACAATTATCACAGTTGAGCGACCATATACGCAATAAATATAAAACAGTATGGGAAATTCCTATGAAACATATTATTGATATGGCGACCGATAGGGGTGCGTTTATTTGTCAAAGTCAAAGTTTAAATTTATGGATGGAAGACCCGAATTATAGTACATTAACTTCTATGCATTTTTACGCATGGAAAAAAGGGTTAAAAACGGGTATTTATTATTTACGTAGAAAGGCAAAACACCAAGCGCAACAGTTTACGATTGAACCCAAAACAAAGTCCAAACAGGCTGAAAATGACGACATATGTGAAATGTGCTCGGCTTAAAATTGTATCACGCGTTCTTCTAATTATTTTTTATGTAAATTTAATTATATAATTATTTAGTATAAATGAAGCAGTGTTATTGTTGTAATGGCGAAATTTCCGTTCAGCCAGACAGTGCTAATTGTGACAATTACTGCACAACGTGCAGCACATCTAGTGTTTCTTATACCGCAACCGGTGTGATTGAGCTTGGCGGTGAACAATTGATGGGGAAGGTAATTAGGTATTCCGCATCCGCATCCGCATCCGCATCCGCAACA